ATGTAGTCGGCATCCCAACGGATGCTTCCCTCGGTTCCAGTCGAATTGTTTGCCGTTGGAACGCCTGTCGGTGCAGACATTCTAAAATTGCGGACAATTAAATCACGGAATGTGCCAGTTGTATTCCCATCATTTATTTCAATAACCCCTGCCGAGTTTCTGACAATAGCGCAGTCCGCAGTTGTAAGGGAGGAGGTGCTATTCGACCAAGATATTCCTCTGTCTGAATAAAAATTCAAACACCTTATCGCTGATCTCCAGCCTGTTGCAGCAATTTCAACACCATAAGCTGTTCCCATGTTGCTATTTCTTATTGCAAATAACTCGCCCCCGCCAAAGCCGCCGTTAATTAGAAATCCCCCGTTGTTTGGAATTGTAATATGAACATTTCTGGCAGTTCCGGTTCCAGCCGCCCCGTTTCTTGTGTTAATTTCAAAAGTGTTTGAAGTCCACCGCAAATCTACACGCTCATAGTTGCTTGCGTCCGTGAAGGTGTTGTAGAGGCGGAAGGTTTGGGCGTTGGTGGAGCGGCGTTGGGCCAATACGTTGTCGGCATCATAAAGTAATGACAAAACATTTGATGCCCCACTTTTCCAAGAAAAGCCAACTGACGTGCTTGCCTCAACCTTTACCGAGTTACCAATAAAGGTTGTATTTCCTTGAGACACTATTCCAATTCCGTTGTTTATATCAGAATATATTTTAACAGTAGTTCCATAAGCTGTTGGGAAAAGTAGGGCTGGATCAATAGTAGTGTTTGCCGCTCCACCAAAAACTATTGCAGAGTCTTTTCTTACGGAAAGTCTTGAGATTCCACCCACCTGTAAATCAATCAGCAAACTTCCAGAAGCCGAGGCCGTGTCGGTTGCGTTAACGCGTAATGCGGTAAAGGTTTGGGCTCCAGCATTCCAAGTCTGTGCCAGCGTAAAGGCTGGGGAGCTTGTGGTAATCGTGCCGTTGTTTGCCGACAGCGTGGTAAACGCCCCCGTGTTGGGCGTGGTATTTCCTATCGCTGGAGGACTTGCCAGATCCACGCTCGCCCCTCCGCCGCCGAAGAAGGCCATCTGTTACGCCTCCCAAGCCACGAAGGCTTTCCCTGTCGTGGCGCAGAGAAGATTGATGGCCTGTGTCGGAATGAACCCAGATTCAAAAACAAACCCGCCGCCGCTCTTGGTCAAAAGGATTCCTGTCGTGGTTGTGGGCGTGTAGCCAATTCCCAAATACATATCGGTGTCGGAGATGTTCTGGATAGCAAAATAAACCCTTGAGGAATTGGAGGCCGCAACCTGTTGGCTTGTTCCGCCTGTCGTGATTGTGCCCGAGCGGGTTGTGATCGAGCCCTTGGTTCCGAGTGAGAGAACGCCATTAGCCAAATCTGCCTTAATATCGGCTATATCAGCCTGCTGGGTCGAGGCTAACGCTTCCAGCCCGTCAACATTGAGGTTGATCGAGTCGGCGTTTAGTTCAACTTCCCCGATTGAATTATAGATTTCTTTGATGCTAGGCATAAATTACCAACCCCAGATTTGCTTGACCTTGTTCTTGGAATACTTCCGGCTTTTGAGAGTCCCTTTCTCCTCGGCTGTCCGGTAGAAGCGTTTGGCTCCTTCCTCGGATGAGTCGGGACTAGCGGCTCCTCTGGGGATGTAAGGGGCGGAAGGAAGGCGTTTAAGGCCTTTCAATCCGTCCCTCTGATCCACAGAGACAAGCTCTTGGACGATCTCCCCGTTGCGGTTCTCGTAAAGATAGATCGGCATGGGGAGAACGGCCTGCTTAGGCCTCCTCGGAGTCGTATTCTGAAGCCATCTTGCGGACGGACTCCTCGCTCACATCCTCTTTTTCGGAGGGCATGAACTCAGCTTCCTCAACCTCAATCTTGGCCATTTCACCTTCAATGGAGACGAGTCTTCCACTCATCTCCACCATGTCGCCCTGAGCCGCCCCTTCGGGAAGCTCGGACACAGGGATCTCCAAGGACAGGCCCGAAGGCTTAACTTCGGGCTCGGAAGGGAGGTTCTGAGTTTCGTCAGAACCCCCCTTCGTTGCCTTGGGAGCCATCATAATGATGAGTCCCTTGTCCATTCGATTTAGGCGAAGCGGGACTTCGACTTGATCACAACGGCACGTTTGCTGTTCAGCAACTTGGCCGCATAGAACGCCTTGTAACCAGCCGAGATGGTCTGGTTCAGGATGTCGCTCTTGTCGGCTCCGGTGTGGACGTACATCTTCGGGCTGAAGGGGCTGTCGCCAGCGATCTTCACCACGCCGAAGGCGTTTGCGCCCAGCACCACCGTTGAATAGATGGAGCCAGCCGAATCATACGTTCCGGCAGTCGTGCCTTCGATGAAGGGGTTGGTGTGTTCCACGATGCGGACACCGTAGAAGGAACCAAGCTCACCTTTGATCATCGAGCCGAGTTTCGTCTCAGGATTGCGATAGACCGTGTTCAGGAAGTCGGTGTCACGCAGGAGGTCACGGGAGACCTGCGGCGGAACCAACGCCGTGAACTGGCCATTGAGAGGATTCGCTTTGCTGGCTTTCAGGGCCGTCACGGAATCCAACAGATCCTCGGCATCGAGATAGGCGGAAGCCGCCGCAGTCGAATTGAGGGTGCTGAAGTTCGCAATGCCTTGGCCATAGCGTTTCGCCGTGGCGTTGCCAGCAACGTCAGTTCCGGTCACGATCTGATCACGGGAGAGGTCATCAGCCTTGAGGGCCGCTTCCTCGCCGAGGGTCGCAGTCGCTTCCTTCAGAACGTCGACCAGCGAGGTCTGGCTGAGAATGTCGCTGATCTTGACCGCCTCACCATACTGGGAGAGCGAGACAGAGACGCTATTCAGGCCGACTTCACGGAACGTAGTGATCGGAGTTCCTTCGGTCAGGGATTGCACGTTGGAACTGGCCGGAACCGTATCAAATTGAAAAAATTTGACGGAGGCGGAGCCAATGTTCTTGGGCAAGTCAACTTGCTGTGCGAGGTCGTTGAGCTTGAGGGTTTCTTTGATGCGATCAACCAACTGCTTGCTCAGAAAAGCCTGATAGTAGCTTCCCAGAGTGGCGGGGTTGGAGCGGGTCATAAGTGCCATAACTTTTTATTCTCCTATGAGAACGCCAAACTTGTCGGCATCGCTGGCGTTCCTGCGAAGGAACTCCTCCTGCTCCGAATAGCTCATCTCGTCAAAGCTCTTACGCTTGGCGGGGGCTTGGCTACCGGAAGCAGACAACGATGTTTTTTTGCGAAAGTCTGCGTTCTCTTTTCTTAAGGATTCCAACTCGGTTCTCAACACTTCCGATTCCTCGGCGGCTTTCTGCATCTTGGCGATCTGCGTGGCGTAGGAGAATCCGTTGGGCGAGGAGTTGATGAGCTTGCGTAGCTCCATGTCCTCGCTCTTCAGGATGCCAACAACCCGCTTGGCAAAGTCCGAATCCTCGTCCTTGAGGTCGGGATTCTCCTCGATCATGCGCCGGACGTTGGAGGCCCAAGTCTCGCTGAACTCCTTCTGGGCCTTCTCGGTCTTCTCGGCGTTGACTTTGAGTTTCTGCTCAATCAGGTCGGCCTGCTGACGGGCGGCACGGGCAAGGTCATCCCTTCCCTCGTTCTCCCATTCCTTCGCATACTGCCGGAGCTTGTCGGGATTGGCGGGAGTTGTCGGATCGTTGGCACGTTCCGATTCCTCCAGTTTCTTTTCAAGCTCTGCCTGCTTGGCTCGGACGGCGGCTTTCTCGGCTTCCAGCTTTTTCCAGCTTTCCGCCAGTCTGGCCTCCTCCTTAACCCTCTTGGATTCCTTTTTGGAATCTTCGGGCTTGGACTCTGCCTTTGTCTTTTCCTCGGCCTTGGAGGCCTCGGAAGTGCTGAGTTTGTCCTTGTCTGAATCCTTGGTTTCCTCCTTGGCGGCGGGTTCATCCGAACCCTTCTTTTCCGCTTCGGGGGATTCTGGTTGTTTGGAAGCATCCTCGGTTGGCTGGGCAGGCGTGGCCCCAGCTTCGGTATTCGCCTTTACAGAGGCCTTATACGGGATGCCATCGGCTTGCGCCGCAAGCTCCCGAATCATTTCCTCCGTCACTTCAACTTCTGGAGAAGCCTGCGGCTCCACAGCCAAGGCTTCGTTTGTCGCTTCACTCATGGTTTGTCAGGTGTCCTTCCTGCTCTGGTTTAGGGCCGTAGGGATTCGAGAAGTTCGGCAACGGCCCCAGCATCCGAACTCTCGGTTTGATCCTCGATTTCCGTGTTGGTGAGATACTCAAGGATCACAAGTGCCTCACGAAATCCGACTGCCTTTCCGGCCTCCAAACGACCACCACCTGCGAATACTGCCTGTGTGTCTTTTCTTGTGGCGCAGTTACGCAGAACGAGGAGGAGGCGTTTGCCGGAGGGCGATAGAAAGAACTGCTTGGCCGCATTCTGATCCTCTGGAGTCCAGTCGGATTCAACGTGGCCTAGCTCTCTAAAGAGGCGTATGACGTAACTGAGTTTGGTCAACATATATTAGTTAGCCTTATTAGACGGGTTGACCCATGTTCATGCTTTGCGTGGTGGTCACGCCTCCACCCATGTCGGGTTGCGGCTGGGCCTGTTCCATCTGCCTTGCCTTGTCGGCCAAAAGTTTTCGGATCTGCCTCTCGGCATTCTTGTCCACCATTCCCAAACCCTGCAAATGCTGTTCGAGATGTTCCCGATACCTCTGCATGGCCACGGGGCTTCCTCCCCCATTGGAGGACAGGAACTCAATCCGATCCAAAAGAATCTTCAGGTGGGCCTTATGGTCATCGCTGGGCCTGACCACAGCGGGGAATCCGCTCTCCAGAACCACATTCTCAATCGCCTGATCCTCGGCCTGATCCATTTCCTTGAGGTTGGGATCGGTGATCAACTTCTGGATCAAACTGGGATCGTCAATTTCCAGAACGCTCCGAATGAGGGCGGCTTGGTTGATGAAAGGATTGTTGGCAAGAAGCTGGAGACGGGCGAAGGCCTTCTGGTACTGGACGGCCTTGTTGATGCCATCGGCGGAACCGGAGGGATGAATCGCATAAGTCACGTCCAACGCCTCCGCAGGAACTTCCCCAAAGGTGTCGGTGAAGTGATAGTTGAGGCTCTTGCGCCCAAACTGCGTCAAAACCGAATAAGCCTGCCGGAAAACATAGCCAAGGGAGATGCGGAAGATGCGAGCCCGAAGGTCGGTGCTTTGGCCCATCAGCGAGCCAATCTGGGAAATCTCAGTCGCAGTACGGGCATTCTTGGTGTTGCCCTGCTGGGCCAAGCCGAAGTCCGGCATGGAGGTGAGGTATTCCGAAATCATCCGTTGATTGATCATCTCCTGATCAAAAGAGATCGGGGGCTGGGGCATGGCCACGGGAGCCACGCCAACGGGAAGGATCGTGGCAGGGCCAAACTTCAGGTTGTTCGTGTTGGGGATGTCCTGCTCACAGCGGAATAGCGGACGATTGTAGAGAGTCATTGCGTCCGCCTTCTCGTTCATCAGCTTGCACATATAAGCCTCGAAAGGAGCCACGGTTTCGCAGATCCCTCGGCTCGAATAAACCCCCTTGTCCTTGACCTCCATGACAAACGGAACAAAAGGCAACTGGCCGTGTTTGTAGGGAAGCTCGAAGGTCGGGCGGATATCCTCGTTGGGAGCCAACGGGCTGAAGGTGTGGACTAAAATCTTGCCGTCATCCAGACGCTCGTAGGCTTCCCAAACAATGATCTGGTCATCCTCCGTTCCAATCGTGATGCCCTCACGGCGGAGCTTGATGTCCTCCAAGGTCGAAAACTTCACGCCCTCGCCCGTCCGGCCCTTGATACGGCGGATCAGATCCTCATCCTGATTATAGAGCTTGTTGCTCTTGTATTGGTTCAGGCTCATCGGGATGACGTGGCACAAACGATCACAGGATTTAATGTCACGGGTGTAGTGCGGGACTATGGCATACACCGGATCAACCGAATCAAACCGGATGCTCTTAGAATCCTCGTCCCAAGAAATCTTCAGCAGGTTCATCCCGCTCATCAGCATTGCGTCAATCGTGGTCAGAATCTCGGTTTCAAAATTGGAGTTCTGGCGAAGCTGGTAATCAAACCAGCGGGAGATGCCATGAAGGATGCCATCGGGCTGAGGGGTCTTGGGGATGAAGGTGGCGATCACCTCATTGGAAAAAACTTGCTGGTAGTAAAAAGGCTTGAGCTTGCCGATGATCGAATCGGCCAAGGGATAGTGAAGGTCGGCCTGCCAAGGAAGTTTCTTCTTTCTGCGAAGGCCGTTATGGCGCATCTCGTACCAGATCCTCTGCCGCTCCTCCCAGCCAGTACGGGCTCGGAGATCGTCCAGCAAGGCATTGAATAGGTCGTTCCTGTCCATGTTATTTCTTCAACTGATATTCGAGATCGTTGACCGTATGGAGGGCTTCCCAAGCCCAGCGTTTGACCGACTCATTGGAGTTTTTGACTTCCCCGTATTCAGGAATGCTCATCAGCCTCTCCACGTTCCCGTCAGTTCTTGGAACCGGAATCGTTGTGCTGGCGCAACCACCAAGGCTGAGGAGCAAGGTCGCAGTCGATAGCTTGGCGATTTGTTTCCCAATCTGAGCGAGCCTTGTTAATCTCACGCTGTTTCTGGTCAGGAATCAAACCAAGGAGCTTGGCTATAATCTGCAAGATAGCGGACAGGATTCCCACTTACTTGATCTGGAGCCCAACGCTCTTGAGGAAGTTGACAATCTTTTCCAGAATCGAATCGTCCTTGGGGGTGGGGGTGAGCTTCACAATGATGCGGGCCGCGAGGACAATGCCTCCCACAGCCGCCACGATCTCCGTCCAGTTTTGAGTCAGCCAGTTCCAGATTTGCATTTATTGTTTTAACCTCCGCAGTCGAAGCCGGAGACTGAGGACTCCTCTCCCGAAGATTCCTGAATCTCGCTCAACCAATCCAAGCCCGTACTGCCGGAGTCAAAGCTGGCAAGCCCCAAATCGCTTCTGACACAGCAGACCCCGCAAACCGCATCGGCCCTGTCCGGCGAAGTCACCCCACGGCGTTTCATCTCATCCTTGGACTCCAGCCCCATCTTTCCGGCAGACGTTACCTTGGCCTTTCGGGAACAAAGCTGGGCATCCAGAATCTCATCACTTGGGAGGATCAGTTCAGCCCTCTCGATCTGTCTGGCCGTCTCCCACCAGATTTCAGCGGATCGGTTGACATAGCGTTCCGAGTAAGGCCTCCCCCCGAAATTAACTCTCTTGATGGGC